ACACGTCCCAGTGGCGGTAGGTGCCGCCGCAGTACGTGGTGCGCCCGTGATACCAGCCGTCGTAAACGGTGGCAGTTACCTGCCGGGCTTGAGCAGGCGACAGCAGCAGGATTGCTGCAGTGATCAGTGCACGCATGATGCTTGAGGTGATTGGGTGCCGGACCAACCGGCGGTGTGGGCTTATTCAGGCCCTGTTGCGCTCGGGTTTAACGGCCTCGTGTGCGCTGTTCGGCCGGCGGTTGAGTTTTGCGAGTGGGCCGCTCCCCTCGTGACGTCATCCTACACCATCGGCAACCCTAATCAACCCTATGCAACATCTCTTAACAATGCCTCCGCATCACTGACCGAGCGCGCCACGCCGGCAATGCCACCAGCCGCCTGGACTGCATCCAACCACTGCTGTTGCTCAGGGCGCAGCCTGCCGGTTGCGGTCTTGACCTCTATGGATAGAAACACCGCCACTTGGGTGCCGACCATCTCTGGCGTAACAGTCACCGTGCGCCAGCCGATCAAGTCAGCGCTGCCCTTGCACAGACCGAACTGAACTGGGCGACCGTTGGCGTCCTTGAGCGTGCCGGTGTTGTTGCGGAACAGGCGCGTGTTGCCGTTGCTGCAGGCGATGCGGATGTGTTGCTGAATCTGTTGCTCAGATGCCATGCCTCTTAGCCAGTCGCGCCTGGTAGACACGTTCCGCCCATCCTCGCTTGTAGCCGCGTTGCTGCGCTAGCTCGCGGAGGGCTTCTAGGTCGCGGGCTGAGGACTGCTCGCGCCGCTTAGCCACTGCCATCTCCACCAACTCCCCATCAACCTGCTGCAGCTCACGGCGTTCCTGCGGCGCAAACACATGACCGCACTCACGGCATACCTGCACCGCACTGGCGCTGGTGGCGAAGCACTGCGGGCACACCTTGACCGATGGCGCCTGCTCGCGGTCGCGCTTTTTAAGGCCATCCAGGGTCCAGTCTCGTGGTTCTAAGTGGTGTCCCATCCTGAGCGTGTTGCCGACGTGATCGAGCACCACTGCGCGCTTGCCAGGTTGCGGCCGCAGGCATCGGCCGATCATCTGCAGGTGCAGCGCCACTGATGCCGTAGGCCGCAGCAGGATGCAGCCGCCGACGCTTGGCACGTCTACGCCCTCGCCGATCAATGCGCAACTGGTGAGCACCTTGAGCCTCCCGGCGCCCAAGTCCTGCAGCAACTGCCGGCGCTGCGTGGCATCCATGCTGCCGTCAATACTGGCCGCGGCGATGCCTGCTGACTGGAAGAGTGCTGCCACTGCCTCGGCATGGGCCACGCTGCAGCAGAACGCGATCGCCGTCTGACCTGGCAGGTGCTTGCGGTAGTGGCCAAGGCAATCACCCATGATCGTGCCGACGCGCTGCTCAGCCTCCTTGGGGTCGAAGTCACCCATCCGCTTGCGCAGGCCGGTTGAGTCGAAGCCAGGCGGTGCCAGAACTTTGGCAGCCGCAAGGAATCCGGCATCTGTGAGCTGCTGCGCTGTTGGGCCTTGCACCATGGATTGATAGTGCTCGCCAAGGCCGCGGCCATCCGAGCGGATCGGTGTTGCGGTTACACCCAGCAGCTTGGCGGCATGGAAGTGCTCGATCACCTTGGCCCACGTGCCAGCCGTGGTGTGGTGTGCCTCATCGACCACTAGAAGCTGGAAAAAATCACGCGGCAGCAGGTGCAGCCGGCGGGCAACGGTTTGCACGCTGGCAATCTGCACGGCATGGCTGAGATTCATGCTGCGGCCAGCGCTGATGCGGCCATGTGGCACGGGCATAGCGCGACTGGCTTGATCCAGCAGCTCTTGCCGGTGCACCAGCACCAGCACGCGGTTGCCCTTGCGGCTGGCTTGCTCTGCGATATAGCTAAAACACACCGTCTTGCCGCCGCCTGTGGGCAGCACCGCTAGGACTGACTTATGCCCTAGCTGATACTGCAGGCGGATGTCGTTGATCAGTTGTTGTTGGTAGGGGCGGAGGTTCATTGGTACTGCGCTCCCTTGCCAGCATTGCAGTCACGGCACAGCACCTGCAAGTTGTCAGGCTCGTTGGTGCCGCCTCTCGATACAGGGTGAATGTGATCTATCTCAAGCGTGGCGCCATCCTTGGCGGTAACGCCGCACATTTGGCAGCGGTAGTCGTCGCGCTTCAGTATTTCAAAGCGAAGGCTGGGTTTGATAGGTTTGCGTTGTGGCTTCTCTTCTACTTCCAAAGTAATTTCGTTCCACTCAATAAAGGTTTGACCTTTATGCTGGTAAACTGCGAGTGATAATTTTGCAGGGCATTGTTCACATGTAAAAAATATCTCCATGCCATCGCGTCTTGGGCTTGGGCAGTGCGCCATTGATTGATTTGACTTGTGCGAACAATGAAATCCATTTTGACCACCGTCGTTGGTTTTGTGCAATAGAACAAAGTCACCATGACTGCAGTCATCGGGACGGTTGTAATACATGATTCCTTGATGATGCAAATAATTGCCGCCGCAGTTTGGGCAATCAAGTCCATCAAAGCCAAATTGTTGAGTGCCGCGGAAAGGTAGTTTCAAGCAAACCTAGGCTAACGCCTTGACACGGTAGCACCCACTGCTACGATGCGCAAGCACTCCGTGAAACCCATGCGCCTAAGCCAGCCGACACACATACGCTTGACGCCTGAGCTATTGCAGCGCTTGGATTTCTGGCGCGGTGACCGCATGAATCGCGCTACCGCGATCCGTTTGCTGCTGGAGCAAGCGCTCAAGGAGTCCAAATGAATGCGATTGAAGCAGCCAACGGCAGGTGGCCCGACCTGCTGGCGCATTTTTGCGGCTTGACGCCAGACCAGTTATCCGACAAGCACCAGCCCTGTCCGCTATGTGGCGGCAAGGATCGCTATCGCTTTGATGATCAGGACGGCTCCGGCTCTTGGTACTGCAACAAATGCGGCGGCAAGGATCAAACAGGTGGTGGCGGAACCGGCATGGATCTGTTCATGCGTCATCAGCGATTGAGCTATATCGAAGCCTGCCAGCGCATCGAGCAGCATTTAGGCATTGCCAAGCCGATGCCAGATCCGCCATTGCCCCACGGCAAGCAGTTCTGGCAGTACAGCAGCACGTTTTACGTTGTCCGCAAAGACAAGCCAGATGGCGGTAAAGACATCCTGCCTTTGTGGTGGACTGGCGAGAAATGGTTATGGAAGGCGCCGCCGGCGCCACGTCCGCTGTATGGCAAGCGCCAGTTAGCGCTTAAACCCAATGCACCGGTGCTGGTGGTTGAAGGCGAAAAAACCGCTGATGCAGCAGCACTTCTTTATCCATCCGCTGTGGTTGTCACCTGGCCAAGTGGCTGCAAGGCTATCGACAGAGCCGACTGGTCACCGCTGGCGGGCAGGCGTTGTGTCCTATGGCCTGACGCTGATGATGTCGGACGTGAAGCCATGGCAAAGCTGGCGATCCGGCTTTTGAAGGCTGGCGCTGATCAAGTGCGCATCGTGCATCCACCAGCAGATGTGCCAGAAGGATGGGATCTAGCCGATGCCGACTGGAGCGTGGCCGCGGCCGCTGCATATCTCAAGCACAACCGCTCCGCACCGATTGAGTTGCCGGAATTGGTGCCAGAACCCGATCCAGAGCCAGCCATTGAGCCAGATCCACTGCCGGATGGCAATGACTATTTCACGTGCCTTGGCTTTGATCATGACGCCTTCTATTACCAGCCGCACAGCACTGGCCAAGTAACCAGGCTGTCGCGCTCAGCGCATACCGGTACCAATCTCTGCGCTATTGCGCCGCTCGCTTATTGGGAGTCGCTTTACCCATCCAAGACCGGCGCTAACTGGACCGCAGCGGCCAGCAGCCTGTTTGAACGCCAAGCTGCTGCTGGCATCTACTCACCAGATCGCATCCGCGGCCGTGGTGCATGGTGGGACCAGAAGCAATCCGTATTGCACCTAGGCGACCGGCTTGTATTGACCGATCAAGAGGCATCCATATCCTCCGGCATTGCCGGCAGTCGATACCTGTACCAGCGACTTGGCAGCTTGCGCGGTCCCGGCAAGGCAGTGCCGCTTGCCGATCAAGATGCATATCTGCTACTGGAGCTGGCGGGGCGGTTCAAGTGGGAGGTGCCAGCGTCTGGGCTGCTTATTGCTGGATGGGCAGCGCTTGCGCCGATCTGCGGTGCTCTTGACTGGCGGCCGCATATCTGGCTCACAGCAGGCGCCGGATCCGGCAAGTCAGCCATCCTTGATCGCTACATCGCCCCATTGCTCGGCGACCTTGCCCTTCATGTCGCCGGCAACACTAGCGAAGCTGGCCTACGGCAGACCCTACGGGCCGATGCATTGCCGGTGGTGTTTGACGAGGCGGAGTCCAACGAGCGCCCAGATCAGCAGAGGATGCAGGCCGTGCTGTCACTAGCGCGTGTGGCCAGCAGCGAGTCACGAGCGCAAACCATTAAGGGCAGCGCCGAAGGCGATGCACAGCGCTACACCATCCGCTCAATGTTTCTGATGAGCAGCATTGCTACTGCGCTGAAACAAGGCGCCGATAAATCACGCTTTGCGCAGCTCACCTTGCGCAATCCAAATGAGTTCGCCAAGCAAGCAAGGTTGGATCACTGGGAAGCGCTAGACCGTGATCTTGACCGCTACGTGACTGATCAAGTCGGGCAACGCTTGCAGGCGCGAACCATATCGCTGATTCCTGTTATTCGCCAGTCGGTTAGGGTCTTCACCCGTGCGGCTGCAGAAGCTTTCGATAGCCAGCGACTCGGTGATCAATACGGCACCTTGCTAGCTGGAGCATGGTCTTTGCAGTCGCGCGATGTGCCAACACGCGATCAAGCGTTCGCCTTGATTGATCAAAACGAATGGGAATCTTACTCTCAAACTACAGAGGTGCCTGACGAAAAACGATGCCTGCAACGTATCTTGCAGCAGCAAATCCGCGTGGAAGCGGACAAGGTTGTTACTAGAACTATTGGCGAGCTGGTAGATATTGCGGCGCATCATGCCGCTGATGCAGATATCACATCCACCATTGCGCAAGCGGTTTTAGGTAGAAACGGAATCAAGGCAGATGATGGCTACGTGTTTATCTCGAACACCGCCGAAGCCATTGCCACCATGCTCCGCGACACCGCATGGGCTAACTGCTGGTCCACCGTGCTGGCCCGATTGCCTGGCGCAGCCAAAGCCGGCACCGTCTACTTCCGCGGCACTGGCCTGAGCGGTCGAGCGGTCAAAATCCCGATCCAAAGCGCCTAACCGTAAGAAGGCGTAAGACCCGCCAGCCCAGTGGTGACGCGGGTTCTGACGTTTCTGACGTTTCTGACGGTTTCTGGAAACATATCCCCTATAAGAGAGGCAGAGAGCAAGGTTGCACAGGTAGGAGGCTTCTCTCTATACGTATATACCTTTTTTACCGTTAGAAACGTAAGAAGGGGGGCAAACCCCTTGCGGCAACTGGGTTTTGGAGTCTTACGCTTACCGTAAGAGACCGTCAGAACCGTCAGAAACCGCGCCACAGCTACGATTCGCCGCCAGCCACCAAAGCCAAATGCCCGAAATCAAGATCAATGTCACTGCTGACGACCTGGCGCGGCTGAACGCTGAAGCAACAGCTCATGGCATCCCGCGTGCGCATCTGATCCGGCAGCGTGCTTTGAGCGGTGGGGTTGTTGCAGGATTGACCACGGCGGCGTACCATGCGCTGGTGGCGGACGCCTGCGCCTTCATGCGTGGTGATCTGAACCGCCGTCACGTTGAAACTCTTGTTGCATATGTCATCGCTCATTCACATTCCAGCCAAGCAGCAACCGGTGATCAATCGGCTGCATGAGACCATGACCCAGGCAGTGGCGTATGCCGCAGCCATTGCCGACAACGCCATTGATGACGGCGTACCGCTACCCATGGAGCTTGTGGATAGCTTCGCCGCTGATTACGAACGCATCATCACCAGCCTCGTCACTGCCGCCACCGCCAAATGAAAGCCGTCACCTGCCAAGCCGATCTGGATCACGCGCTGCGCACCATTGCACCAGCCGTTGGCCATCGCAGCAGCCATCCGATCCTTGACTGCTGCCTGATCCAAGCCGCCGGTGGCGTCATGACCATCACCGGCTTCAACCTTGACCTCGGCATCACCGTCACCATCCCAGCCGCAGTGGAGACCGATGGCGCTGTAGCGCTGCCGTATCGGCTGCTGGCTGGCCTTGTGAGCCGCTTTGACGGCGATGAGGCTCTGACCCTCGCAGATGGCGCTCTGACCGCTTCTGCGGGCTCCTACGGGCTTGCAGCGGCTGATGCGGCGGATTACCCCGCGCTGCCGGTTGTAGACGCCGCTACGAGCGAGCTGCACCTATCCGCCGGCATCCGCGCTTGCATGGCAGCTGCCAGCACCGACGCCAGCAAGCAGATGCTTCAAGGCATCCACCTCGGCAATGGCCACATGGAGGCCACTGACGGGCATCGCTTGATGCGTTACGCCATTGACCTGCCAGATGGCCTAGACCTCGTGCTGCCCGCCAGCACCATGCGCCTGCTGCAAGATCGCGTGGTCACCATCGCTGTTGCCAAAGGCCAAGCCGTGATTGACGCAGGCGACGGCATCACCATCTACAGCCGCATCATGGATGGCACCTACCCAGACGTGGCCAAACTGGTACCCGCTGAGTTCAAAAGCACCATCACCGCCGATCGTCGCCGCTTGACCCGCGCCTTGGAGCGTGTCGCCATCATTGCCGATGCGCACAACTCCATCGTCAAGCTCGTAGCCGGTAACGGTGGACTTGAGATCACTGCTGAAGCCGATGCCAACAACGGCAAAGAGCTGCTCAAGGTGGAAGGCACCGCCAATGGCGCATGGGCGTTTAACGTCCACTACCTGCTGGATGGCATCAAGGCGTTCAAGCCTGCAGAAGCCATCACGCTGCACGCCAATACGGCAACCACACCCGTCGTGTTGACACCTAGCGGCGTGGACGGTGTAACTTATCTGGTAATGCCTGTGCAAATTAAGGGCTAATAGGTGGCAAAGAAGAGCACCAACACGGAGATCGACGAACGGGTCAACACCGTTTACGATCTCCTGTTGCGTGCTCACAGCAGGACGCAAATTCTTCGCTATGCCGCGGAGACGTGGCAAGTGTCCGAGCGGCAGGCTGAGCTTTATATGTCCCGTGCCCGCCAACTAATGCAGTTGGATGCAGAGCTAGAGCGGCCGCAGTGGCTTGCTGCTGCTGTCGCTCGCTTGCAGGATTACGAGCGTGAAGCACGCGCCAAGGGGAACCTCAGCATTGCAATCAAAGCCCTAGAAGATCAGGCCAAGCTGTTGCGGTTTGAGATTTCGTAGACTGATCGCATGATTACTTGAGCCACATGGCACGCCGTTACGCACGTGATAACAGAGGCAGGTTTTCAAGCACTGGCGCTACAGCCAGGGGCGGCAGGCTTCGCACCGCTGCAGGGAACAAGCGCAAGACGGTGATTGGGCGGCAAGAGGGCGTGCAGCCCAAGAACACGATCAGCGCCAAGCGCAAGGCCAATCCTGTTGCATCAGTCCCAGCAGCTCAGCCGCGGTTGACGCCAAGGGAAAAGGCTCGGCGATTAGGGGCATTGCCGCAACGGCAGAGCGAAGGCCCTCGGGTCACGACTTCTATCCCGCGTGGGACAGTGGGAACCAACACCCCAGTCAGAAATATGTCACGGGTAGATCGAGCGCTGAAGCAAGTGAAGCCTCAGCACTCAAGCCAAATGGCAGTTGCGGAGGTATTCAGGGGAGGAGGGCAAATAGCTTCCGCAGGCCCGCAGCAATTAAGGCGCGCTCTTGTTGGTAGATCGCAAAAAATGACAGGTATTCGCGCGCGCGCCGCTTATAAGGGTTATACCCCGCCTTCTTTGGCTGAATTTAAGAAACGCGAACGCGCTGCGCTGTCTGAAAGGCGCAGCAGTCATTCTCCCCGCAAACGCAAATGACCAAACCTGAAGCCACCGCCGCAGGTCGCCTGCTCAAGCCCAAGGGCAATGAGCCCCGCATTTACAAGGTGATTGCAGTCAAGCCTGATGGCACCGTGAAGACTGTCATCAGCGAGCCCGCGTGAGCCTGCTTGCCGGCATCTGCCAACCCGGCAGCCTGCTTGGGTTTATGGATGTCGCAACGCAAGAGGACACGGGCGATCTGCTGCAACGCATCCGCGCTGACCTGCACCCTGGCCAGCTTGCGTTTGTAGACGACAGCGACACGCAGATCATCGGCATCTCAGCTGGTTATGGCGCCGGCAAGACACGTGCGCTGTGCGCTAAGGCGGTGATGCTGGCCGCGGCCAATCAGGGCTTTATCGGCGCAGTGATGGAGCCGACTGGCCCGCTGATCCGCGACATCTGGCAGAACGACTTCGAGAACTTCCTTGAGTCGTACGAGATCCCCTACACCTTTAGGGCATCACCGCTGCCTGAGTACATGCTGCACCTGCCAGGCGGTGATACCAAGATCCTGTGCCGCAGCTTTGAGAACTGGAGCCGCATCATCGGCTTGAACCTTGCATGGGTGCTGGCTGACGAAATTGACACCGTGACGCCCAGCATTGCCAACAAGGCATTTCCCAAGATCCTTGGCCGCTTGCGGTCCGGCAACGTGCGGCAGTTTGGCGCTGCATCCACACCAGAAGGCTTCCGCTGGATGTGGAACACCTTCGGCAGTGAGGATGCCAAAGGGCGTGCGGATCGCAAGCTCATCAAGATGCGGTCAGCAGATAACCCGCATCTGCCGCCGGACTTTATCGAGCGACTGGAAGCCAACTACGACCCAAACCTGCTGCGGGCCTACCTAGACGGTGAGTTCGTTAACCTCACCACTGGCACCATCTATGACCGCTTCAGCCGCAACAAGCACGTGGTGGCTGAGCTACCAGACCTAGACCGCGAGCCGCTGCGCATTGGCGTTGATTTCAACGTTGGCAACATGTCTGCCGTGATCGGCATCCGCACTGGCAGCAGCCTGTTAGTGATTGATGAGATCAGCGGCGCCCATGACACCGACGCATTGGCGCAAGAGATCCAAGCGCGTTACCCGCAGCGGCGTATCTACATCTACCCAGATGCCAGCGGCGGCAACCGCAGCACCAACGCAAGCCAGACCGATATCCAGATCCTGGAGTCCTACGGCATGTCAAACCAGTCACCACGCGCAAATCCTCCCGTCCGTGATCGCGTGGCTGCTGTTCAGGCTTTGCTGGAAAACGGCAAGGGTCAGGTCAGGCTCACCATCCACCAGCGCTGCAAGCGGTTGATCGAATGCTTGGAGCTGCAGTGCTACACCGATAAGGGCGACCCGGACAAAGATGCCGGCCATGACCACATGAACGACGCGCTCGGCTACTTGGTCTGGCGTGAGTTCAACCCATTGCACGCAGGTGCTGGGCGATCTACAGGCATCAGGCTATATTGATTCCGCCAATCATTAACTCTACCCATGCTCAAAGGTGCTGAACTACTTGCCAAGGTCAAGGAACTGGGCAATGCGCCCAAGTCCGAACTGGTGCGCGCTTGCGGCTACGTGATCAAGGATCGCGTGGCATTCACGCAGTTCTATGAAGCGTTGCTGGAAGCCAAAGGCGTTGACCTAGGCAGCAAGACAGCAAAGCGCGGCCGCGGCCTGACATACAAGGCCAAGGTGCAATTCAATGGCAAGCTGCAAATCGGTGATGGCTACCTGCGCGAGATGGGTTACGAGCCCGGCGCTGAGTTTGACATCAAGATTGGCCGCAATAGCATCACGCTGACTGCTGCTGCCTGAGCGCAGCTTCAATGATGAACGAGCCAAGGCTTGAGACGGTGCGACCCTCGGCCTTGGCTTTTTGCTTGAGAAGCGCTGCTACCGCTACTGGCAGCACCACTTGGACTCGGACACCTTGCGCCATGCTCTGATCGTGGTATGATTTGCGGAGGATCGAACCCGATCCGCACACACCGTACCGCAAATGGAGGCGTATTACCAATCAGCAGCATGGCAACGCAAGCGCCAGCAGCGCCTTGACCACGATCAACACACCTGCCAAGGCTGCGGCATCACTGCCGCGCAACTAGCAGAGCTGGGCTGGCCATCACTGCAGGTTCACCACAAGAACGCTGGACCGCCGGACTACCGTTACCCATCGTTTGGCAACGAGCAACTCACGGATCTTTTGACCCTGTGCTCTATTTGCCACGACGGCATTACCAATTCAGTCAGGCAACAGCGTTTCAAGTTGGATCCACGCAAGCAAGTGGCATCGGTCAGTCTCGCAGCGCCATCACTTTCTGTTCCATCATCAACAAACCAACGTGTCCAACCTCAATACGATCCAGATCACAATTTTGGGCGAGTCTCCATTGCTGTGCCACAACGGGCAAACAGCCGATCCGCGAAATACCTATGCCAAGGCGATGAAAGCGGTCAGCAGCAAGCGGAAGAAAACTGACGCTGATTACGACGAGATGGCAAGGCTTGAGTGGCTTGCTGGGCTCTACCGCTTTCGTGATGAGCTGGTCATTCCCGACTACGTGCTCGAAGCCGTGTTTATCAACGGCGCTAAGAAGTCAAAGCGCGGGCCACAAGCCAAGTGCGGCATGTTCTTTACTGAGCACGCACCGCTTGAGTTTCCGGGCAAACCCACCGAGATCAACGACGACACGCTTAGCGAGATGTTTGCTAGCGGTGAGTTCACTCATACGGTTGGCGTCAAGGTTGGCATGGCCAAGGTCATGCGCACGCGCCCAATGTTCCGCAACTGGAGCTTGAAGGCAACTGCGCAGTTTGACCCAGATGTGCTTAACCTCCGCGATATTGAAGAGATCGCCATTGATGCAGGCAAGCTGGTTGGATTAGGCGACTGGCGACCCAAGCATGGTCGATTCAGTACTGGCATCCAAGTGGTGTAAGTCCAGATGTGGCCGAACTTGGCCGGGCAGGACGCGGTCAGGTTGGGCACGGCGTGGCATGGTGTGGCACGGCCTGGTAAGGGCTGACGATCTCAGCGCTGAGGGCTTCGGCCCTCTCCGCTGGGTTCTTAGGAATCCAGATTTGGCGGATCACGGTCTGATGCGGTCTGGTCAGCAGAGGTCTGGTCAGCAGAGGTGAGGTGGGGCAATTGCTGCAGACGGCAGCACTGGGAGCTTCGGCTCCCTCTGCTGCTCTCTTTGGAGAGTAGATGTGGTCAGCAGAGGTCCGTCAAGGCACGTTGCGGATGGGCTAGGCGCGGTCAGTCGATGTCAGGTTTGGCGGGTCTGGGTAACACCGGACCCATTAAACTATTACCAACTAGGCGGTTCAGATGTATTCAGGCTATAACTTTTATGACCGACCTACCGCAGAACGCAGGGTAACTCGCGTACAGGATGCCAACTCATCGTGGTACGCGATGGAGCAGCATTGGATCCTGATCGAAGACTTGCTGCAAGGCACCTATGGGATGCGCCGCAAGCATCGCCGTTACCTGCCGCAGGAGCCGCGTGAACTGGATGAGTCCTACGACAACCGACTTGCACGCAGCGTATGCCCACCGTTCTATCAGCGTCTAGAGAGGATGCTGGCTGGCATGTTGACGCGCAAGCCAGTGCGGCTTGATGACACAGCAGACGTGATCCGCGAGCAGTTGTTTGATGTTGACCTGCAAGGCGATGATTTAAATGTCTGGACCTATGAAACCACACGCAAGATGGTCCGTTATGGCCACGTTGGTGTACTGGTGGATGCACCTGCTGATGGGGGTAGACCCTACTGGGTGAGCTACACACCACGGCAGATCCTTGGCTGGCGTGCCGAGCAGCAGG